AGCTGAAACGTCTTCGTTGTCCTTGCTAAGGGCTCGATACACCACGTAGTCGATCAGCGTATCCGCGAACACATCATCAATGGCTATGTTGCCGGAGACAAGTACGTCAGGTGGTTCGGCGTTGTAAATGATCTCTACAACTTCGCCCCCTGCCTGGGGAGGAAACACCTCGAATTCCTTGGGGTTCCGCTCGTCGTAGAAATAATTCTCGGCCTCACCTGCCGAAGCCGACCGCCAGGCTGACTGCAGAACATTCGTCATGGCGTAGTCTGCCTGGAGGATGGAACGCCCGGTACTGACGTTCTTGGGTAGATCGATCAGGCGTATCCCGTCTCCTGGCAATGATTGCCGGGTTCCGGCCACCATCTCCATGTTGTCACGGAGTACATACACATCCGTCGCAGGACCCCGGGCAATGACTCTCTGCCCATCGTTGAGCCATTCCAACAGCTCGGATTGCTCCCAACGTTCGTAATCTTCGTCGTTGAGGAGCGCTGCAGCCCGGTTAAGAACGCTGCGTACCGTTGTGTTACCCATCCTAGTCTACCTCTGGATTCTCCACTTCGAACATCGCCTGCTCGAACGCCCGGCGAACGTCGTTGGCTGTGAATTCAAAGTCTACCAGCTTCTTTACCGCAGCCGTACGCGGCTGCCCCATTTGCGTGAAATCGTTGGGGTTGCCCCTGGCAATCAGGGTCTTACAGGCGTCCAGCAGCCCCTCGGCTACCATAGCTTCCGTGCTCAGATTTTTTTCTGGTTCTTCAATCGGTTCAGGCTCAGGTTCTTTCTTTTCCAGCTGTCCTTCAGGCATCAAACCCGCTGCAATTGCTACGCTCCAAAGATCTTTGTGTACCGGGCGCGTTTCACCCGCTTCAAAGATCATGGCGCGTGCCCCATCCTGGCTGACGATCCGCACCTGCCGGGGAGAAGTGAAATTTGCTATGTCGTTATTAGATTCCATGAAAACACCTTTAGGTCAAAAAAGACCCCGCCCGTAGACGGGGTCAAGAACTGAGGGAGGATAAACCTACCTACACCACCAGATTACGCCGGATTCAGAGCCGTATCTACGCGAACCAGACCGAAGTCCTCGGTCGTGCCGCTGTAGATGCTGTTGAACTGCGGCTTCAGTAGCCCGAAGATCTTACCAATCGAGATACCGTGCTGGTTGCCGTAGTCAAACGTCTCTTCATCCCAGTACGGCAGTCCGATGTCAGCCATACCGAGTGCCTGAGCACCGCAGAACAGAACTGCCTGACCGTCGATGTTACCGCCAGATCCCCAGGTCGACGATGAATACACATGACGGAACTCATGGATAATGAGACCGTCCTGCGTCAGCATCGAACCGCTGAACAGCGGGTTCGAAGAACCACGCGGACCAGCGTTCTGCAGGTTCGCCAGGAACGTCGAATCCTGCTTCAGCTGGGCGATACCTTGTGGCGTCATGAAGACATGGTAGTACTCAGCACCACCCGGGCCCTTGATGCCGCGAATGTACTGATCCTTCATGAATGCCTTGGTCTCGACCATCATCTCCCAGGACGGCGTATCACCGTTTGCAACTGCAGCCGTGTCACCAGCACCGAGACCCGTAGTCGCATCCCAGCGACGGTGACGATTCGTGGTCGGAGCAGCTACGTCAGAGGCAAACGCCAGGTCATTCAGGTTACGACCGGTCGGGTTCACTGCACGTACAGCACCGTTGTTGGTCTGCGTGTAAGCAATGCCCGAAAGCGTAAGGAATGACATCTGATCGATACGATCAGCCAGCCAGTAGGCCAGAACGTCCTTGGACGTGTTGCGGAAGTTAACAACGGATTTCTGATCGGCCATGCGACCAGCGAGGCGGTTGGCGTTACGCAGCTGGTCAATGGTGATGACCTCGTCGTATGCCTTGATGGCCTCTTCGTTGTTTTCCAGAGTGTAGTCACCTACAACGCCGTCACCTTCGAGATCCGCTACAAGCGTTAATACAGCCCGATCACCTTTCTCACTCTTAGTGAGTTCGGTGATGCGCTGGATCATGCTATTGGGGCCCCTTCCGGTGAAGCGCATTGTAAATGACGCGTTACGAGCCGCCATCCACAGATCGCGAGACCAAACGGTCTTCTGTTCTGTGGTGAGGTTCGTGAAGTTTGTAAGCGCCATTATATTAGCTCCCAAAAATCAGAACAAAAACCATACGCATGTAGTTATCGGACTACGAACCGGTTGACAACATATCCCCGTTGCCGGGCCCAACGTTCACACGGTCAGGTCGCGAGGCATGAATATATAACGAAAACAAGTGGGGCCCCAAGCGGGGCCCCAGTTTCACGTTAAAGTACGTCGCCGCGTATTCGTCGCTTGGTTGCTTCGGGCAGCGATTCGAACTCTTCGTCGGACATTGAAGAAATGTCGACGGTCGGCTCATCTTCCCTGGCCAGGCCAGATTGTTTGACAGGCGGTTGCTTGTCAGCGATGGCCTTCTTTCTTTTCACATCAGGCTTCTTGATGTCCACTACGTTGTCTGCCGTCTCCGCCAGCGATTCATCACCGGCCTTGTTCAGGCGGTACATCATAGCGGCCTTGTCAGCTGCCATCTGCAGGGCTTCAGCCCTGGAATACCGCCCGGTGTTGGCGTAACCCACGTACAGATCCATAAGGTCGTCGTACGCCGCTTCGTTGAACGACTCGTCGGTTTTGACGAACTGCGGATAGTCCGCTTCGATCTTGGCACCGGTCTCTTCGAAAGTCATCTCCTCGCGGACGCCTTTATCGCCTTCCTTGGCAATCCGCTGCGCTTCACGCTGCAACTCAGCCTTCTGCGCAGCGCGGATTTCCTGTTGTATAGCCGAATACTGCTTGGTGTCGCCTTCCAGGAAGGCATCGTACGCCTCGGCTTCCTTTGCTTCGTAGTCAAAAGGCTCGGGCTCGGGCTCCGGTGGCTGCTTCTTCTGCTCAAGGAGATCATCAAGCTGCTTTTCAAGCTTCTCCATGCGCTCCTGGTATTTTTTCTTCTGCTGATTGACTTCGTCGAAACGGTGCTTCGGAATACGCGGTTCGTCTGTCTCTTCCGCTTCTTCAGCCGGATCTTCATCTAGTACTTCGGCTTCGGCTTCGGCTTCGGCTTCGACTTCTTGCGTCTCATCGTCCTGCACGGCATCTTCTGTCTCCTCTGTCGGTTCGTTCGCCGCCATCTCAGCACGCTGCTCAGCTTCTTCCTTGGTGGCAGGCGGATGCGTGTCTTCGATGACAGTGTCCGCGTCCTGGACATACTTCATGTCCATGAGATCGTCGTCTTCAGCCCCTACGAACGGGTCGAAAACCTTAATTTCCTCAGTGGCTTTTTCGTCTTTTTTACTCATCAGCTGTTGTCATCCACGTAGTCCATAATCTTCTTACGGCGAGTCTCTCCACCCTTACCAACAGGACGACCTTTACTGTCCTTGTGGCTGATCAGGGGGTTACTGCTTTTGTTTTCGGGCCCACCATTGGTTTTGGGTGTAATACCCTTGGGTGGCGATGCGCCCTTGTTCTTGCTGCCGCGTTTCACTTTCTTTTTTGTGTCACTCATGTTCCTGCTCCGTTCGATTGAGGCTGTGGCTTAGACAGCACATCCAGCTCTTTCATAGAATGTTTGTTCATTTCAACAAACGCAGTGGTTTCACGCTTGTTCTGTGCATGAATCCCAGCCAGCTGCAGTTTGTTCTGCAGGTTATCATAGAACATGACTAACTTGGCTTCCAGGTCCTTGGCCTTCTGACGATACTCAAGCGCCAGCTCCATGGCAGCCATTTGTGCTTCGCCTTCCAGTTGCTGAGCTTTCGCAAACTGTTGCTTAGCTCGTGCCTGCAGTTCAAATGCTTCGCCTTCCAGCTTCTGTACGGAAAGCTCCGCTGCTCGCATCTCCAGCTCCTGCTGTTTCTGCGCAATCGCAATCTCCTCCTCAGACGGCGGAGCCACACCCTGTAGCTCAGCAACACGATCAGCAATCATGTCCTTGTTATCAAGCTGCGAATGACGAATAACCACGTCATCAGGCACCATAACGCCAGCTTCACGCATGGCAAGCGCGTTGGCGAACTGGGAGTCTTCGTAGTTCTCACGCATCGGACGCGTACCAATCACGATGTCGTACTCACCAATGGTCACGTTGTTGATGATTTCTCCTGCCATTCCAACAGCGTTGATGACCATTTCCTGGTCCATGGTGTCAAGGCCGTTGCCGACAGTGACCTTCAGCACACGGGTCTCCGTGTAAAAGTCCTGGATCAGCTCCAGGACCTTGTTGGCAAGCAAATGACGAGTGCGCTTCAGCGCATCGAACGGCACATCGACCTGTAACAGACCTGACGACTGAATCTGGTCGAGTGCAACGCCTGACACCTCCCGCGTCGGCATCTTCACCAGGCCATCGATACCGGCAATACCCGCTACGTTGTACTGAGCTTTTTGTGCCAAACGGTCGAGCCCGGTGGGAATCTTGTTCGGGTCGATCTTCGCCGGAGGATTGGTACCGCGCTTGTGGACTACCACGAGCCCGGTCTCAGCACCGCGCTCCTCCAGTTCTTCCGTTGTCAGGTTGTGGAGCGAGCCTTCCTCGACAATCCAGCCGGAGTTCGCCGTAGTGTTCACAATATGGAGCATCTGGCTCTCCATCTTGTTGAACTGCTCCTGCGGATCAAGCAACTGCTTGACGACGCCTGACGAGCGCCCCTTACGGAAGAACGGGAAGTACGGAACGATGGTAAAAGACCGGTACGGGCTCCATTCGTCCATCAGCGTGACATTATCAACAGTCACCGTCCAGCGGACTCGTTTACCAACCCGCGACATTATGCTCAGTCCCGCCGTTTCTGCAATGACTGCTGCACGAACGTCCGGCAGCCCGTCCGGAATTCTTTTCATATCGCCGGTTTCGTTGTCAACGAACCAGCGAAGGGTTGTCAATTTACGCCATTGTCGCTCAATAACACGAACGGAGCGGATGGTTTTATCGTCAAGATGCTGCGATTCTGTTTGCCATCCGAAGTCGTCGTCTCCAAAAGTTCGCTTTCCATCGTAGCGAACCGAGTCTTCGCCGAAGGTATGGCGCGTGAGGCCGACTGCTTCGACCTCTTTCCTTTTCGCCTTGCCATAGTGCGCCTCAATATCGTCCGGCGTCATCCACTGCGTGGTTATGACGCTGTTCCAGCCCTCCGGATCGTACGTTTTAGCGTCCGGATCAGGCAACACCTCGTACGGGTCCTGTACCTTGATGCGAACATCGCCCGTGAGATTGTCTTCGAACCCCATGCGCACGTCAAAATAGCCGCGATCAATGACGATGCCGTCCTCGAACACCTCTTTTTCGACAAATTCGTACTTGTTGTGGTCGAGAACCTGGTCGACGAGCGCACTCAGCACCATCGCGGTCTGATCATCCGCGTCACGGCGCGG